CTCCTGAGTTTATTAAAATATTATAGCACCAGAGCCGTTTTTGGTCAACCGTTTAACAATGCCGCAAATTTTAGGTGTTTCTCCAGGTTGGTGATCAAGGCCTGAGCCTGCTGGACCAATTCTTTATAGTGCAGGGTTTCTTTGTGCAGTCTACGGCACTCCACACTTTCGCGGCTGGCAGCATTAATGGCCACATCAATGTTTTTGAGCATTTTCATTAGATCTCGGCGTGCCACTTTGTTGCGGATCTGTGGTATTTTGCGCTCAATTTGGTCCAAGCGATCTAGCAATTCATCCATGCTTGTAATTATAACTGCTTTGACATGTCAAGTCAATTTGCCCCATAAATACAAGACTATGCCGCGACTCAGCCTGTACAGACCCAATCGAACCCATGATTACCAGTATCTTGACCGCAACATCAGCGAAATGTTCACTGTGGGTGGCATTGATATCCTGGTGCACAAATATCTTGGTCCACAGGGCGCAGGCACAGACAACGGCAACAATGATGCCACCATACCTAACTACAACAGTACCAATCCACTGTTTATAGAAGATCTCCTGTTGCTGGAAAACCGCGACAGGGTCTATGCTCCAGATGTGTTTGTCATGCGCGGTGTGTATCGCACACAAGACATAGATTTTGATCTCACACAGTTTGGCCTGTTCTTGAACGGTGATACCTTGTTTATCACCTTCCACTACAACGACATGATTGACACTTTTGGTCGCAAGCTCATGAGCGGCGATGTGATTGAGATCCCTAATCTTCGAGATTATCATCCCTTGGACACAACCTTGGTCAAGAGCCTGGCGCGATATTATGTGATACAAGATGGCAATTTTGCCAGCGAGGGCTTTAGTCAAACCTGGCAACCACACCTGTGGCGTATCAAGGCCACACCCATGGTCAATGCACAAGAATACAGCCAGATTGTTGATCAGCCATTCATGCCTGAAAACATCTGGGATCCTGGTAATTTTTATCCCGCAGGTGAAATAGTCAACAACGGTGGCACCTACTACCAGGCCGCACAGAATGTACCGCCTGGCACAAACATCACCAACACTACATACTGGACCGAAATTACCACGCCCAATACCGTGGGTGACAAGCAAAGCACCCGACCCAAGGACCTGGCCATCAATGATGCCATACTCACACAGGCCTATGAAGAAGTTCCACTTTCGGGATATGATAACGTTAAATTTTACATCCTGCCCACAGGGCCCAATGGTGAACCTGCCAGTGCCGGACTCACTGCCGACAACACTACCAACACAGTAGATGGCACACAGACCGGAGAAGGAATTACACCCAACGGCTTTGGCTATGCACAGGGATATCTTACAGGAAGTACTCATGCACCCAATGGTCTGCCGGTCACACCTGGTACACAATTTCCGCCCACACCTGTGTTGGGAGACTACTGTCTGAGACTGGATTATTTCCCCAATCGCTTGTTCCGCTACAACGGGCAGGCCTGGTTGGCCATCACAGACAATGTAAGAACCGACTTGGATTATGCCACACAGGCCTTGACTCAACGTGCCAGCTTTGTCAACAATACCTACACAGTACCTACCACCGACATTGGTAACATTCCGAGCCGTCAGAGTTTGAGTAAGATTTTGGAAATACAACCCGACAACGGTGACCAAGGTGGCAATATTATGCCACCCAACCCAAGACCCCCAGGGAGATAATCATCGCTCAGTTCTTCTACGACGCCCAGATACGCAGATTCTTGTTGCAGTTTGCACGAGTATTTTCCAATTTTGATGTAGAGTATGGACCCAACCAGGCCGGACAAGGACCAGGGTCAGAAGTGGATACTCTGGTGCGTGTGCCTGTGCGCTATGGTGATGCCAGTCGTCAGGCCCAGACAATCTTGCAAAACAACTCGGCCAACGACATGCCAGCAACTCCCTTGATGACATTTTACATCACAGATCTCAAGTATGATCGTCCCAGAATGCAAGAACCCTACTTTGTCAACAACATACAGGTGCGACAAAGAACCTACGATGCTGACACTGACACCTATGAGACCACGCAGGGCAATGCATTTACCATTGAACGTGCCATGCCTGTGCCCTACGAGATGACCATAAACTTAGATATCTGGACATCAAACACCAATCAAAAAATGCAGTTGCTGGAGCAAATCCTGACCTTGTTCAATCCAGGCCTGGAAATACAAAGCACCGACAACTACATAGACTGGACCAGTTTGACCGTGCTGTATCTCAAAGATGTGCGCTGGAGCAGCAGAGTCATACCAGTCAATGCCGACAATCCCATTGACATAGCCACCTTGTCATTTACCTTGCCCATGTGGATCACTCCTCCGGCCAAGGTCAAGAAACTGGGTGTGATCGAACGTATCATTGCCAGTGTGTACGACGTACAAGGTGATTTGGCCGAAAGTCTTACCAACAGTGACCTGTTGCTGGGCACGCGACAAAGATTTACTCCATATGGGTATCAGGTATTGCTGATTGACAACAAACTACAGGCCTTGAGAAAACAACAGGTTGTTGATGAAAGCAACGATAGTTTGACACCGCCCGACAGTCCATCCAGTAATTTGCTGTGGCAAAGCGTGGTCAACATGTATGGCACCCTGCGTCCAGGCATCAGTTACATCACTCTGGAACAACCAGATGGCACTGAAATCACTGGCACAGTGGCCTATGATCCAACCGATGACCGATTCCTGTTGTTCACCATCAACGAAGGCACTGTTCCTTCCAATACCTTGGCACCCATCACGGCCGTGATCGATCCCTTGATCAGTGGTCCGGGATTTGGACTACCGGCGGCCGCCGCAGGTCAGCGTTATTTGTTCACACAGGCTACCGGAAGTTACGACAATCCAGGCGCGACCAATCCTGATGCCTGGGAAGGTGTAGGCGGACAACCACTGGTAGCACGGGCCAATGACATAGTAGAATATGATGGCTCACGGTGGCAGATAAGTTTTGACTCGGCATCAAGTCCAGATAATATACAGTATGTCACCAATCTCACCACAGAGCTACAATATCGCTGGACTGGCAGTGCCTGGATCAAATCATATCAGGGACTTTATCCTGGAGGCACATGGAGCCTAGTGTTGTAACTGCCGTGGGTGTATGGTTCTATGCCATGAGCACCCAACGCTATCTGTATCTAATGCGCAGTGATCCCAAACACCCAGGATCGTGGGGCTTGCCCGGCGGTCGTGCTGAACACGGTGAAACTCTGTTGGATGCCATGAATCGTGAATGCCGTGAAGAAATGGGCTTTGTGCCCGACTATTTCAGACTGATACCTTTGGAAAAATTCACTACTGCTGATGCAGGATTTGAATATCACACTTTTTTCTGCGTGGTTGATCAGGAATTCCAACCCCGGCTCAATGAAGAACACACCGGCTATGCCTGGATTGATTCAGGCACATGGCCCAGACCCATGCACCCAGGACTTTGGTCAACTGTGAATTTTCAAGCGGTGCAGAGTAAAATTATAACCATTGAAGCCACGGTTCAACAGTCGCAGTAGCCAATAAAGTCGCGATAAGTCATGTGTTGAACATTGGCACAATTCAACCAGGCATCCGGCATGCGTGTTTTTTGGCCTATCAAATAAAACTTTACACCACGGTAGGCTTCAAATATCTTGGAGATTTGCTGGATCCATTCGTTGTGTCCTCCAGACATTTCGTCATTGTAGCCCAATAAAAATATTTCTTTGTGGCCATCAAATGCTGCCAGATATATGATGGTGGCTATGTCGGTGATCCTGGGCTTGTAAGGTATCAGATAAAATTCGCCTGGATTTTGTATGCAATAGCGAGGAGTAGTGTAAACGATGTTTTGCTCTTGATATCCTCGGGCCATGATCTGATCCAGGTCAGACTGGCTGGTGGCCACAGTAAAATCCAGGCGCATTTGTTGGGCCATGGCACCAACGCCATAGGTTTGCAGTTTTTTTGAACCCAGCAGGCCACCACGATGTCGTTGTAGACGTGTATGATCAAATTGCCAAAGATCTAGGTCGCTGCCTATACAAGCAGCTCGTCCTGAGATATGGTGGTTTTCAATGGGATTAGCGATCCACTCGCGATTTTCGGATTTACGGCCGCCCGACCAGCGGGTTTCTAACACGACAAATTCACCAGCGTAGTCTTTTCTGTATTGAGCTTGCATTAAAATCTTCCGTTGAATCTCATACTGGATTGTTGGGCATGCCAATCCAAGAAAGCGTTGATTCATCCCAATGGTATAATTTACCATCTGTAGGCATGGCCACAGGAGCCGTCCATAAGCAAGTTGCCTCGTTTAATATCCAACTCGGGTATGGTTGTGGTGGAATAAACGCATCACGAGTAGAGTCGTAAGTAAATCCAATACCAGCGTAGTTTTTACGCAATGGTCTACCTTCTGGATGTTGACCGCCATATGTGTTGTACGATGTTTGAACCCAGCCTGTACCAAATAATCCTGAATCAATAACATCTTGTTCAGCAACGATAACTTGA